GGTTTTTTGGTTCGGGTGACAAAGAGGCTGCGCGTCAATATCGTATGGGTTTAGCGCGTCAGTTGATTAGTGGCTTGCGCATTCAGGTTCATATCCCACCAGTTGAAAAAGTTGACATTAGCAAGTTGGCAACAGCGATTAGCTATGAAGCCCCTGCGTTTATTAGCCCGATGTCTAGTCGGCGCACAGGGGGTGGGTATGTGCCATATGATCCAGAGAGCGAGGAATCACGATCTGAGTTGCGTAGGCAAGCGGCTGCGGACTTGGCGCGTTGGTTAAATCGTTATCGTGGTTGCGTTGAGGCGTATGGCGTGAGTGTGCAACCGATTGAGGAGATTGCGACACAGTTGCGCGGTAATGAAGAGGAAGCTGCATGAAGACACGATACGAAGAAATCGAAGAAGCTGCGGTTTTATTCCACAAGCAAAACCCTAGAGTTTGGGAGTATTTTGTTAAGTTCACGTTCGAGGTTATCGGGCGTGGATTTTCCAATTATTCTGCGAAGGGTGTGTTTGAGCGTATTCGATGGGAAACTGATCAAGCGGATGCTGATGGTAAATCCACATTCAAACTTAACAACAATTACAGCGCGTTTTTTGCGCGTTGGTTTATGGACTTATACCCAGAGCATTCTGGGTTTTTTCGTCTTAGGGCTATGCCTAGTGAGTTGCAGCTTGCGCGAAACTTGCCAGAGTTAGGGCCAGAAGATTTTATTTAGGAGGGACTAATGAGTGAAGTAGAAGACACGATGTGCATGCATTATGTTCGGGATAGGTTGAACGGGCTTGTGACGCAGAGCGATTTGCTTGGGTTTATTGATGAGATTGATCATAATCTGCGGGTAAATGAGGAGTGGCGTCAGGCGAATCCGCCGACATTACCCGAACAAGTGTCCGTTGATCCAGAGGACTTTGATGTTCAAACTGCGATTGACAACATTAAGCGTGATTATGTCGAGAGGGCGTTGACCCGATCAAAGAACGTCAGCAGCGCGGCGAAGTTGTTGGGCTTGCAGAATTATCAGACGTTACAGAATTGGATGGATAAGTTGGAGATTGATCATGGATAATGATGGTTTTGAAACAGTGCATGTGTTTCCGAGGGATGTTCACAGAGAGGCGTATTCTGTGGAGGTCGAGGGTACTGTGAGGCGCGTATATAAGGTTGATGCGCAAGACAGTGCGAGAGCGACTGAGTTGGCGCGTAGAGAGTTCTTTTTAGAGTTCGGCGGTGACAAGGACGCGGTGAAAGTAAACGAAGTGTGGAGGGATTGATGGAGTTTTTTACCGCATTGGTGTTTTATTACACTGTTCAGAATAAAGATTTAACGAGCGTTATTTGGTTTGAAACAAGGGAGCAGTGTTCCCGTGCTTTGAGCGTGGATGAATTTATTGATGCTGTTTACCCAGATCGAAAAGATGTTCATGTTTCTTGTGAAGTTTCCGATGTTATGTCACGATCAATTAGACCGAGGCTAAGACCAAGCAAGGAGGAGTTAGATGGACAGTCTGTGGGTAGTGAGTGAGGAAGTTAAAAAGCTGCAACGCAAGGTAGATGATGCCGAGTGGGATGATGATCCGAGGCTTGCGCAGTTGGCGCGGGAGTTGGCGCATTTTAAGCAGCTAGAGGACGAGGGTGTTATTTATGAGCCTAAGTTCTGATCCTTTAACACCAGAAAAAATTGAGGAGATCGTTGATGATCTCCTTCAAAAACTTCCAGAAAATGTTTCGATTTCGAACACAAGAAATATAGTTTGCGAACTTTTGTTCGGGTTAGGTTTGCACCCAGACGACCTGCCGATTTTTTTATTGATGGTTGTTGATGCTTATATGGGTGAGCGCAGAGTTGATATGTTAAAGACAAAGTGATACACTGCCAATAACTTTGGAGATTTTGCCCGATGGTTATGGTCAGTCCTTTTGCAAATTCGATTCGTCAGCAGCCATTTGATGCATCTCAATTTGGTTTAGGTGCGTTGCTTGAAAGACTAAACGCAGCGCAGCCTAACAACAGAATAACCCGCGATGTTCCTCAAGAAAATGTTTATGGAAACATGGTTGGGTCATTGTCTCAAGACACTCCCGACCCTGTGCCTACTGAGCAGCTTCGACCCGCTAATCCTTTTGAGGGCAACGAGCAATATCAGGCGTTGATGGAGTTTCAGCAAAGCCTAGCACCGAACCAAGAGCAGCAGACGCGCCTTCAAGAGTTACGTTCGGCTTTTGAGGGTACGGGCGCTTTCAAGGATTACCGTATTAATCAGTTGCAGAACCAGTTGCAGCAGCGACAGATGCGCAACCCGATGATGGGCATGGGATTAGGTGGCATGCGCCCGATGGGAATGCAGCCGTATCAAGGCTTTGGACGACCCCCGATGATGCAACAGCGTCCGATGCAGCGGCCTATGGTAACTCCGCGTGGTGGTTATGCTCAGTTCGAACAAATGAATCAGCCACGACAGTTCGGCGCGATGGGATATAATCAGCCGCAACAGCAGTACATGAACCCATATCAGCAGATGCGTCCGCAGCCACAGCAGTTCGGTGGTTATGGAATGGGTCAGCAGATGGGCGGATACGGCAGCTACGGTCAGATGCCGAATCCTTACCAGCCCCAGCAGTTCGGATATAACACGAACAATTCTATGAATTATGCCCAGCCAGCGCAGAATCAATTTCAAGGTTATGGCGGAATGATGGCACAACAGCAGGCAGTTTATTGAATCGGTAGGCCGTATTTCTTCACCAGTTGAGATACCGACTGATGTGATTTGCCAAGAATGTCTGAGATTTCTGTTACTTTCATGCCCCGATTCAACATATTGTTGACGACCTTTGCGGGTTGAGAAAGTTTGTCTTTTGAAGGGCGACCACCCTTTGAGCCGTTTTCTTTAGCTTGTTGCTGATTATTGATCATATTGTTTCTAGGCTTACTTACGTTTTCTTTTATTCGTAAGTCTTGCCAACACTGAGCGTATGCTTGTTCAAACGGTATTCCCATTTGCACCAACGCTTTCAGTTCGTCCATTGGTTTTAGGTGTGGTATTGTCAAGTCGTTCATAATGTTCTTCTATCCTCCTGAATAAGTATTGTAGTTCCTCTACTTGTTGCTTGAGCGTAAAACGTTTACGCACCGCAGCTTCGTCTTTCATTGACTGCATACGGTGCGTAAAAAGTGTTTTAAATTTATCTATCTCTGACATTGTTTAGTCCCATCTAGCATCACCTTTTAACACGATAGCAGGACCAACAATTTTTGTCTTACATAGACTTGTTGCTTCTTCATTTAATGGCAGTCCATGCAGTAAACCTTCTTCGTTTACTAGAACCTGCCAGTCTGGGTTTTCAGGTGATCGAACAAATTCAACCAGCCCTCCAACAATTCGTTGCGCCTCCTGTAGAGTAGGAGCGCGATCTTCAAATACATGCATCATGTGCATCTCCTTTTCTTTACTAGATTGGGATTTGTACCAAGTATTCCCACAGCAGTCAAGCAAAAAGTTAACCGGGAGCGCCCGGTAGTTAACCCGAACAATTTTTCGAGTTAGACATTATCGCGCCCGGTTTGACGTTCGTATTCGCCGCGAGCCAGCGGACCATCCATTGTTCCCAGCCACTTTTCTTCACCACTTGTTGTCAGCGCATACTTGCGGATCATGCCTTGTTCCATTGCTTTGGTTACAAGACCCTTCACAGTAGTGCGACCACCCGCTTGTTTGAGGGCAATGACGCATGGTTCGATAGGCTCTGATTCAGTAACAACATTAAACACGCCATCGTTTTTGCCATCATGAGTGAGCGCACGACCATCATTTTCACGCATGCGAACCAGATCAACAAGATGTGAGAGGCGATCACGCTGCGTCTGAGACATAACAAGTGCTTGAATATCAATGCTTCTATCTTCAAGCAGACCCGTGTTCGGGTTACGAATGAAGTGTCTGATTTCACGATTGGCAGGGCCGTTTGATTTCACGACAGCGCCATCGAACACACCGTTACGCGTATATTCAATCTGAAGGTCACGACAGCGTTGACGCCCGATACCTTCATCAACAGACCAGACAGCGAATGCAGACCGAACGCCATCAACGATAGCAGACGTACCACGAATAAGATTACGCGCTTGCTCTGGCGTTGTGACTGGATCGTTATCCCTGATCTTTGCCATGTGGTGATTGACGATTACAGTTGCCCCCGACTCGGTTGCCATCTGTGCCAGCAGACCCATGAATGCTGCGCCAGCAGCAGGGTCAGCGTTTACATCCGCGTGGACAAATGAGGCAAGAGGGTCAATCACAATCAGCTTTAGGTTTTCCATTTCTAGCATCTGATCGTAGATGCGCGAGAACTCTTCACCCATCATGTATGAGTTGTCGAACTTCTGCATGATTGGAAACACACCGCCCAAGTTTGGCAATGGCAATACGCGTAGCTTGTGATCATAGTGTTCGCGGTAATTTCTAGGATCAAGTCGAGCGATACGACGATGCATTTCGTCCTTATCATCCTCGGCTGTGATTAAGATAACATCACCATGCTCTGCAACCAGACCACCAAACGCTCTTTCCATAGATGCGCCAGATGCAACCTTCATGGCTAAGTCGAGCGTCATCATGCCTTTACCGCTATCTCCTGCCGCAGCAAACACCACTGGCACACCTAACGGGATTGTATCTCCGATAAGAAACTTTTGCTCTGGTGCAGCGCCGACAAAGTATTTTTCTATCAACAGGCTATCATCAAGAAGCGATATTGGTTTTTTTACTTTGCTTTCATGTGTTTGCAAGAACTTGCTAATGTCGAACTCTTCATCAATAGCATCCGCAGCATCCCACTTTTCAGGCTTTGTTGAGGGAATGTGCAGCATAACTGTGGACTTCGCACCGACAGCTTTTGCTTGAGCTTCTACAATACGAGCGAGCTTTTTACCTGCATCATCATTATCAGGCCAAAGAATTACTTCTTTGTTGCGCAAGGGAGAGAAGTCGAACTTTTCTGCTGTATTTTCAGACAGCATACCTGCCCCACCGATGGTACAGGTGGCTGTGTAACCAAGCTCGGTAAGGGCATCAGCGCACTTCTCTCCCTCTACCCAAATCACCTTGTTGGAGCCTAAGATGTTGGGTATATTGTAGAGGGGCCTTGGTTCGGGTACACCTTGGCGTCCATTCATGAACTGGCGGAATTGTTTCTTAGGCTTCCCGGCACTATCCCGAACAATTTCGCCAGACTCATTTCTGTCAAAGTATTTTCGAACTGTGACGAGAACCTGACCGTGTTCATCGGTGTAATCGTATTCCTGCTCGAAAGGCGTGTTGGGACCGATTTGCCGCTTTTGTTCGGGTTGCGCAAAGCCGTTCGTGGCAGTTGTATTCCTGACCTCAAAGTTTTTAGGGTTGTTTAGCTTTACGATATTCTCTGGTTGCGGAACAAAATTCTTCGGCAAGTAACTTGAGAAATGTTCTACCGTTTCTGCAAGCGACCAACCGCGACCCTCTTTTAGAATCTTACAGATACCACCAACGCCATCACCAGACTCAAAATCTTTGCCACTTAAAAACCACGGGCTGTTTACATCAATATTAATTCTTAGCGACTGACCACGTTCCCCACGCAGTGAGCCTAACATAAAATCGTTTCCGCGACGAACGCCTTCTGGGTAAGTATCAATCAGCATACTTAGCTGAACGTCCCTTGGAACTTCCCTAGAAATGCGTTCGGCTACCTCCTTCGATGTCTTGCCAAACTGTAAAATGTTCATTATCTTGTTCCCTACAAACGGTTACACACTACATATGGGGTTGCGTTGTGCAGACGCTCCCCATTTTTTTTATTCATCCCAACAGGTTTCGCGGTATTCGCAAAACTTGCAAAGATAAAAATCTTTACTTTGAGCGATACGGGGTAGAATGTCACCCGATTTTGCTGCCGTCAAGATATTCACTGCGCGATCACTAGCGTGCTGCGCGAGAGGTGCATTGTACGGCACTAGCTCGTAGTAAATTTCAGACGTATTTTTATTTACGACAGAAAACAACGCAGGGTTTTCGGTTAGCTCCATATAAGTTTGATACAAAGCAATCTGAGTTGCGTAAGTTGGATTAGCCTTGGCAACACCCATGTTGACGAACGCTCTGAACTTCTTGTCGTTCGCTGATTTGTTTTCCCATAATGACGGGTATCCCATAGATACGGGGCCATCACAGATCACGCCATCT